GATAGAGTTAGAGGAAGAAGAAGAATACCCATATGATGATGGTATCATATTTGATGATATAGATTGGGAAGAATTTGATTTTGACGAAGAACTCTTTATTTTAGAGGAATTTGAGGAGTTCGATGAGGGACAAGAAGAGCTATTAGTAGAGGAAGAAATTTTTGATTTTGACGAGGAATTGGTGGATGAACCTATACCAGAAGAAGCTGCGACAGAAACGGAAGAAGAAGTTGCTTTTGTTGATGAGGGAGAACAAGAGGAACCTTTCGTACTCGAAGCAGATGTGGAATTAGATGAGCAAGATTTTGAAGATTTGGAGGTGGAAGATTTAGATGATGAAATTATTGCTGAAATACTACAAGAGCAAGATGCTGCTGAAGAATTTTTTCAAGAAGTCATAGAAGATAATCCTGATTTCTTTGAGGAAAGCAGCACAGAGGAATTAGAAGAGGTTTTTGAGGCAGCTCCTGAGCTGTTTAATGAAGCACCTGATGAGGTGAAGGAAGAATTTGAGGAGGAAGTGAATATATTTGCTGGGGGATTTGAGGATTACCAGGCTGAGGATAGCACGATTACTGTGCAGGAACGGCGTGTTGTTGTGACTGCTTCTACTGTTAGTGCTGTTGCTGCGGCTAGGCCAACTGTTCGTGTTGCGCCTTCTCCGTCTGTTGGTGGTCCATCTGTTCCTCAAGGGGGTAGAAGAAGACGATGAAATTTTGGAAAAAAGTATTTTTTGAAACCAGTGCATTAAGCTGGACAATCGGTGGAACTGGAATTGTTTTGATAACTCTTTCAGGAGAAACTAGAGAAATGGGAATTTGGATTTCTGTTGCTAGTTTTGTCTTTCATATGATTGGTGTTTTGTTAGACAAGGAGTCATAATGACAGATAATTTAAGCGTATTTTTTAATACTTGTTTGCGTATCCTGAGTGTGTTTGGCATTCAGTGTATGGCGATTATTGGGGGAGCGAGTATGATTGGGGATATACCTGTGTACAAGGCTGCGATACTTAGCGGTGTTGCTGCTGTGGCTCAGGTATTGCAGAAATTAGCTATTGCTTTTGCAGATGATGGGAAATTGACGCAAGCTGAGTTAGACGCAGCGTTTGCTAATGTTTCTAGCGGATCGGAGGACCGTTAACCCACATTACTGCTGATTTTCTGATTCCTTCAGTGACAGGTGTTATCCTATGATGTATGAAACTTGGAAAAATAACGGCAGATCCTTTTGGCGCTCGTTCAATGAACGTGTGGTGTTGGTTATGGAACAGGAGTTCTAGTGTTCCACCTTCGTAATCTTCTGGGGAGCTTAGATTCACGGTCACTGATAACTTCCGCACTAACCCTGCTAGCAATGGGTTTGTTGTTTGGTTTAGTGGCATTGGGTCTGTGGCTGTTCCGACCAGATGTTTTGCGGCGTATCGGTCTTGGTGGCCGTCAGTGTGCCAGTTATACTCGTCGCCTTCTTCGTAAACCGTGTACTGTACGGCTTCTGGGCGAACCAGGTCTAGTACCCATCCAGCGTCAACATTTGCGGAAAAGGCAAGATCTTCGACCATTTGGAGAGCGCCGTGGTCGTGTATCCAGCTTATTTGTGAAGAACGTTTTGATGGATCTTCACCAAAGTGAAAGCCGTCTTTAGCGTGGGCCTCGAACGATTTCTCGCCTTTGTCTTTCAAATAATCGCATTCGCTTTCCGTAAATGCGTTAGGGATGTACCAGTAGTGGTTAGTAAGCATGGCTTATAGCTTATCAGAGTTGCGGCAGGAAGCCGAGTGGAGAAAGTGCAAAAAAGATGAATCTTATTTTTTGCGTAATTACTGGCATATAGCGCATCCTGCACATGGGCGTATCTTGTTTGATTTACGCAAAGCGCAATCAACAGCGTTAGAGCATTGGGAAGAACATAGGTATTCATTAACGTTAAAAGCTCGGCAGATTGGGTGGTCTACACTTGTAGCAGCCCACCAATTTTGGTTAGCGTTTTTTCATTCAGATCAGAACATTATTGATTTGTCCAGGACTGAACGTGAAGCGGTGTTATTGCTGCGTAAGACTAAATATGGGTTTAAGCATTTACCTGAGTGGATGACTGAACGTGGGCCTAAATCGATAATGGAACATCAACAAAGAATGGGGTTTGACAATGGGTCACAAATTACATCAATGCCATCAGCTTCTGACCCAGCTCGTGGCGAATCAGCGTCGCTTATTGTCGTGGATGAATGGGCTTTTCTCCCTAATCCTGAAGAAGCTTGGGCTTCTATCGAGCCTGTTGCTGATATTGGTGGTCGCATTATTGGTCTTTCCACTGCGAATGGTAGTGGGAATTTCTATCATCAGCTTTGGGTTGGTGCTACTGCTGGCGCAAATAAGTTTGCGCCTATGTTTTTCCCGTGGTCAGCGACTGAAGATAGAGGTGAAGCGTGGTACCAGGAAAAAATAGAAAGCATGCTGCCTTGGCAGCTAGCGCAAGAATACCCAACTACTCCTGAGGAAGCGTTTGTGAAGTCAGGTAACCCTGTGTTTGATTTGGATATTTTGCAAGAAATGGATAGGCGCACGACACGTGGAGAAATGGGGTATATGTGGCGGCAAGGAAACGCTGTGGAGTTTAGACATCAATGAACGAAGATAGAAACATAAGGATTCTTTCTCTCGGCGCAGGCGTGCAAAGCTCTGCGCTGTTGTTACTCGCCATTGAAGGCCAGATAGAACCTATTGAGCACTGTATTTTTGCTGATACTGGTTGGGAACCTAAAACTGTCTATCGGCATGTAGAGTATTTAATTCCCTTTATGAAAAAAGCCAATATACAGTTTCATAGAGTTTCTTGTGTGCGGCCAGAGTCAACAGGAAACATTAAAGAAGACATGTTGAGGGAAGATAAACCGTATTTATCTATTCCATTTTTTATTAAAAATGATGAAGGTAAATCAACTATAAGTAGAAGGCAATGTACTCAAGAGTATAAAATATCACCTGTTTTGCGAAAGACAAGAGAAATAATGGGTTTGAAATATAATCAAAGATATGCCAAAAAATATGGTATAGCCACAAACCTAATGGGTATTAGCACTGATGAAATCCAAAGAATGCGAACGCATAAAAAACCCTACATATTCAATAGCTACCCTTTGATTGATCTCGGAATGTCGAGGCAAGATTGTTTAGATTGGATAGACGAGAGAGGATATAAAAAGCCTAGCAGGAGTGCTTGTATCGGTTGTCCTTATCACAGCAACGCTGAATGGTTAGCACTCAAAGAAAATAGTTTTGAAGAGTTTATGGATGCAGTTAATTTTGAAAGAGAAATAAACAAAGTTGAAACTAGCTATGGGAAAAAACTTTTTTTACATAAAGATTTGATACCTTTAGATGAAGTAGACTTTAAGCGTGGCGGTGAACCCCAATTAAATTTATTTGATATGGAGTGCCAAGGGATGTGTGGAGTGTGAGTTTAGAAGTTTGGGATAGGCCTGATCCGATGAGCGCTTACGTTATGGGAGTAGACACAGCGGAAGGTTTAGGGCATGGAGACTACTCTTGTATCCAGGTTCTTTCTGTTGGCACTGGAGAGCAGGTAGCTATTTGGCATGGCCATATTGCACCTGATCTATTAGCTGAAGAAGTTCATGCTCTAGGATTATGGTATCGAGATGCCTTGTGTTGCGTAGAATCAAACAATCATGGGCTCACAACTATCACTGAGTTGCGGCATTTGGGGTATCCTAACTTGTTTAGGCGTAGACAACTTAATAATGTAAATAATAGAATAGGCCAAGAGTACGGTTGGAAAACTACACGAACGTCTAAGCCGTTAATGATCGACGATTTAAGTTCTGCACTGCGTAATTGGGAGTTGCAGATTAATGATAGGCACACAGTTGCTGAGTTGCGTACATTTACTAGAAACGAGAGGGGCTCTATGTCAGGGTCTCCTTATGATGACCGAGTGATGGCTCTTGCTTTAGCTAACCAGATGAGGAAATTTGCTTATGAACCAGAATATGCACCGCAAGTGGACGATTATTGGACTGTTGATTGGTTTGCTCGTTTGGGTGATGATTCGCCGCAAGTTGATCCTTTTCAAATAGGTGCAAACAATGTGCGTGGGACACTGTAAACTCTTAATAGAGCATATGTATACATGGAAGGTGCTTTAATGGCAAGTAAATTTGTATCGCACACAAGTGCGTCAGAAACAGTAGACGGTAAGTCAGGTCAAAACAACAAAATGGAACGTGGTTCCAGCGTTGTTGCTAATCCGATTTGGCAACCAGGTGGACCTCAAAGCCCTACACAAAGGTTTGTTGATGGAAAGATTAACAACCAAACAAGTGATGAAGGTGCAATTAGTGTTCGTCAAACTCCTGAAAACCAGCATGGTCTAACAGGTAACGTTGAACCTGCTCCGTATCAGCCAAATTTCTCTGGTTCAGACGCTGGTTAATGGCTATCTTGCCTAGAGGGGCAAGCTACGAAGAATTTGTAGAGTACGTCATTGATTTGCGTGGCGAAGTCCCTGAAGAAGAACTGAAGGAACTGTACGAACGCCGATTAAAGCTTCATGGCATTACTTTTGACATGAAGCGTGGCTGGAAAGCGGTTGCTCTTGCTCCTGACGAGCAGGATTTAACGAACAATGAGCGTGAGCAGAAGATAGTTGCTGAGGCTAAAGCTCAGGGCAGAAACATAGCAAGGGTTTAGTATGGCTAAAAAAACACGTTTCGAGCTACTTACTGATTACCAAGAAAAAGTGGAAAAATGTCATGAATGGCGTGAATCTGAAAATTTAGATCGTACTTGGCGTAGGCTTAATGACCTTTATAGGGGGAAACATTGGCCTTCAACTACTTTGAATAACCAGGATCTGATAGCTGTCAATTTAGCTTTTTCAACTATTAATGTCATAGCACCTTCCGTAGCAGTTAACTATCCAAAGATAGTTGTCCAAGCTAATAATGTTGAAGATAGAGATAGGGCTATTTTTGTAGAGGCTATTATCAACCATCTATGGAGGCATCACGATTTTAGAACGCCTTTTAGACGAGCTGTAAAAGATTTCCTTATTTATGGTCATGGTTGGGTTAAAGTCGGTTGGAAATTTGTAGAGCAAGAACAAAGCGTTACTGAAAATGAACGTGAAATACTGTTAGATCAAGCTTTTTCTGAAGCTGATTTATTTGCTCAAGAAGCGCCTTTGATGGCTGGTGACATCGCTTCAGATCAAGATATTGTTTCTAATATCCCTGAAACAGTTATGCGAATTGTTGAGGATCAACCATTTGTTGAGCGTGTAAGCCCATTTGATGTGTACGTGGATCCTGAAGCTACTTGTATCGAAGATGCTAAATGGATAGCTCAAAAAATTGTTAGGCCGTTATCTGTAGCGCAAAAAGACAAGCGGTATAAACCTTCTGCACGTAAACGTTTAAGTGCTTCTGCTAGGTACAATTTATACGATTCAAGTAGTTACTCAGAAGAAAAAGGTGAATACGTTGATGAACGTGTTATCGTCTGGGAATTTTACAACATGATGGATAATACCATCGCAGTATATGCTGACAGCGCTAACGAATTTCTTATAGATCCGTTAGCTATGCCGTATGCGTATGGGCAACCGTTTGTTATGTTACGAAACTATGACGTTCCAGATCACTTTTACCCTATAGGCGATTTAGAAGCTATTGAGCCCTTGCAACTGGAGTTAGACAAGACGAGAAGCCAGTTGATGAACGATAGGAAGCGTTATGCGAGAAAATACCTTTACCACGAACGTTCCTTTGGGCCTGAAGGCCGTGAGGCGTTGGAATCAGATGAAGATGGTCGCCTTGTACCTGTTGTGGACGAGAATAAACCGCTTTCTGAAATAGTCATGCCGATGCCGCAGGTTCCGTTATCACCTGAAATATACAACTACTCAAACATAATCGAAGAAGATATTAATACGGTTTCTGGCATATCTGAATATGCACGTGGCGCTATGCCTGAGATACGGCGTACAGCTACAGAAGCTTCTATTGTCGCTGATGCACAAAACGCTAGATCTGCTGACAAGCTAGCTATCGTCGAACTGTCTATCTCTAAAGTAGCTAGACGAGTTATCCAATTAATGCAGCAATTCATGACTGGAGAACATGTCGCAAGGCTTAATGTTAAGGGTGGAGAAACGATGTGGATTCCATATTCTCGGCAAGAAATTGTAGGGGAATATGATTACAGCGTCCAAGCTGGTTCAACACAACCTATGAACGAAACAATTAGAAAGCAACAAGCTATTTCTTTAATGAACGCTGTTGCTCCTTTAATAGGAAGTGTCATAGACCCTACGGCTATAGCGTTGCACGTTTTAGAAGCTGGATTTGGCATTAAGGATCCAGAGAAGTTTTTAGCGCAACAGGCTCCACCGCCTCCTCCTGAGATGGCAGCGGAACAAGGACAAATGCCTACTACTGGTGGGCCGCCTCCTGGAATGGGCAATGCTCTACCGCCTCCTTCGCCTGAAGCAGGGGCTTTTGCGCCTACTGGAGGTGTCCCTCCAGAGTTGCTGGCACAGTTACAAGCACAAATGGGTATGGAATTGCCTTCCCTTTAATGGGACACTGTGCTTAACTTATAGGAACACCTTATTTATTAAGACTCCAAGGAGGGCATTGTGCCTGAAGAAACAGAAGCCATAGAATCCACTGAAGCAGCGGACAACCTAGAAACTTCAACAGAAGTACCAGAGGAACCTGGATATGTCGTCAAAATTGACGGCGAGGAACAACAGGTCAGTCTCGAAGAACTTCAAAACGGTTATCAACGGCAAGCGGATTACACTCGTAAGACGCAGGAGATAGCTGCTGAACGTGAGCGTTTGCTCCAAGCGGAAGCGATTGTGTCTGCGCTGGAAAAAGATCCAGCAGGGACATTGGATACTTTAGCTCGTTCATTTAATGTTAATCCTTCAGCTAATACTCAAAATGATAATCTTGAGTATGAGCAGGATCCGACAGAACGTAAACTAGTTGAATTAGAAAACAAAATCGCTGCACAGGAGCAAGTGCAAAGGGTTCAAAAAATAGAGCGTGAAGTTAACACTTTGCAAGAAAAATATGGAGAGTTTGACAGACAAGAACTGCTAAATCATGCGTTAAAGAACGGTATACCCAACCTTGAGGCTGCGTATACTCATATGAGATTTAACGAGGTTAAGACCACAGCGGATAAACTTTCGCAGGAACAGGAAATAACCAACAAAAAACGTGAAGCAGCGGTAGTCACTCCTGGTGGTTCCACACAAACTGGAACTGCTCCTGAACCAACTCCTGAGGTTTCAAGTCTTAGAGAAGCTTTCGCTTTAGCCAAAAAACAGTTAAACAATTAACCTCTAAGGAGACAAGAATATGGCTGCTGGAAACAGTAACTTTGACGAGATTCTTACTACTACCTTAAAAAACTATGTACCAAAATTAACTGACAACATTTTCACAGCTAGGCCTCTGTTCTATGCTTTGACAAATGGTCAAACAATTCGGCGCATTTCAGGTGGTGCTAAGATAGTCGTTCCTGTAATTTATGGAACAAACTCTACCGCTGGTTCTTACTCTGGTTCAGATACTATATCTACGACTGCTCAAACAGGCATTACTGCCGCTGAGTACGACTGGAAACAGTACGCTGCCACAGTAACAATCTCTGGTATTGAAGAAGCCAAAAACAACGGTGAAGCACAAATCATCGACCTGCTGGAAGGTAAAATCTTCCAAACGCAAGAAACCATCATTGAAAACCTTAACACGATGCTATTCGGTAACTCGACTGGTAACAGTGGAAAAGACTGGAATGGGCTTTCAGCCCTAATCGGTTTGGGTAACGATGACGGTTCTTCTGCGCTTGCAGGAATCGATGCTACTGATTCAGATAACTCATGGTGGAGATCATCAGTTACGAATCAGGGTGGCGCTCTCACTGTTGCTGCAATGGCTACTTTGTATAACAACGTGTCAGTTGGTAACGATCAACCAACAGTAATTATTACTGGTCAAGCTCAATATGAAGCTTATGAAGCTTTGCTTGACGGTCAAATTCGGTACACAGATACCGATATGGCTGACGGTGGGTTCCAGAACCTAATGTTCAAAGGTTGCCCAATAACCTTTGATGGCACACTTGCTGGTGAAGGAAAAATGTACTTCCTTAACACCAAGTACCTACAACTTGTTGCACATAGCGATGTTTGGTTCAAGCCAACACCGTTTGTACGACCAACTAACCAAGACTCCGTGTTCTCACAGATTCTTTGTTACGGTAACCTTACAACGAGCAACCGAGCTCGCCAAGGTTACATGTACGGTATCACACCAGCTTAGGCGCTTGATGGGTAGAGGTTTCGCAAACGCATATAAAGCAGGTTCTAGACCGTATGGTCAGCCAGGTAGCGGTAAGTCATTTCGTGAGAGTACTCCACGCCCTGAGGGTGTAGGGTCAAAACGAAATGTTCACCAAGTAGCTCCTACGCCTGTAGCGAAAGTGGAATCATCCCCTGAAACACCTAGATGCAGTTCGCTAACTCGAAGTGGGGACCCCTGTAAGGGGCGACCTGCTTCGGGTAGCGACCTGTGTAACTTTCACAGGAAGTAGCAATGCAGATTCAAGACATGAGAACCTACATTCGTGGGTTGCTCGACATCGACTCTTCAGACATATCTGATGATATTCTTAACCGCTTTATTGGTGAAGGCTATGACCAGGTTGTCTACTCTGAAAAGCGTTGGCCTTTCTATGAAGCAGAAGATACATTCCCGACTGTAGGGGGTACTTCTGACTATGATTTGAAATCTGCTGCTACGACCTTGGTAACTAACACTAGCGGCCTTAGGGACATAGCTGCTTTACGAACAGACGATCATGTCATAACGTATATAGGGCGTGATGACGGCGATGTTGTTTACCCTTTGGATTCCAATTCGTCAGGTGACTCTTATTACTGGTCTGATTGGGCAGAGAAAGTGCGGCTATATCCTACGCCATCTTCAGCTCAAACTATTTATGTTAGAGGGTATAAAAAGCCTACGGCGTTTGGTGTTGGTTCGGTAGATGGCACAGAACCAAGTGATTTCCCAGAACCTTTCCACATTCTATTTGCTACTTATGGAGCTGCTAGGGCATATGAACAACAAGAAGATCCGCAAATGGCTCAACAGTATTATGGGATTTTTACTAGGGAGCTCGACAACCTCAGAGCGAGACATATCGACGTTCCTACGCCTCAGCCGCTTGTCTTGAATAATCGTAACGTTTCACGGTGGCGATCACAAACTTATATGCCTAACCGTTTGCGTTACAGTTGGGAGTAGCGCATGGCCAAGCAAGGCTACAAAACGGAAGTTCTTGAAAGTTTCTCAGGAGGCTTAAACTTCCGCACTGACCAATTTAATTTAGAGCCAAATGAATCACCTGATTTGTTAAACGTCGATGTTGACCCACGT